ATGAAAAATCTATTAATAATTACACTTTTAATAAGTGGTTTATTCGCTGATTATATCCCTTCTGATATTGCAGTCAATTTAGGAATAACATTAACTGAATATAACTATTTAATGGCTCTCATTGGATTTACTATTGGTTCTGTTTTTTTTGCTTTGATGTCTTTCATTGCTGTTTCTATTGGAAGTACGAAATAATGAAAGCTTTTTACTTATTAATAATTCTACTTAGTACTTCTTATGCTTTAGAGGTTGAAATAATACCCCTTACAAGCGACAATACAATTAATTATACATTCTCTGTCATGTGGTGGCTTTCTGTTGCTCTAGTACCTCTTATGGGTGCTATGTCTTTTTTTAAAAGGTAAACTCATGAGATACTTATTAATTCTTTCAATATTGATTTTTAATTTAAATGCTAATGTTATTACTGATGTATCACATAACTTTTGTAATGGCACTACTCAAAACATAGGTACTGAGGATATTTGGAATTTCTCTACAACTGATGGTGTTAATAGAGTTATTCAAAACATTCCTTTCTCAATTAATACTCCTTTTCTTCATGCTCCTGATTTAAGCTTAGATAATTTTATATTTAATCCTAGAACTTCTGCACCTGACAACTACTATTTAATATCTTATGTTAGTAAAACGGGTACCTATGTAAAAATTGGTGGAAAACAAATAACCTGTGCAGTTGCTCAAACTGTATGTAATGAAAGTTCAGATTCTTTATTAGGTGGTATTTGTGTTCCAAATACTCATTATAATTTGCCTTTGGTTCCAGATTGTAAAGACAATGAAACTCTAATTGATAACGTGTGTGTACTTAATGATTATTCTTCAGAGAATATTTTTTTTAAAGGAAACACTTTATTAAATGGAATAAATAGTCCTGATTCTTTTTGCGGTGCTGATGGCGTTGCTTCTTCCCCTTCAGAATATAGCTATCACTTCCAATTACCCCTAAATATATTTGGAGTGACTTTTAATAAAACCAGTTTTATTAATGATGCAGATGGTAAACAATTATCACTTCCATTTTCCATTAAAGATTCAAGGGTTGATGAAGTTTCTATAATTCGTGGGGTTACTCCTGTTTATGGAAAAGATGAAATTTTTGTGAGTAGATTAAAATTTACTTGTCAAAGTTGTTCTAATGGTTATGAGGTGGATGGAAGTTGTAAAGACAGTGAAACCATAGAGGGAGAACATTTAGTTTCCTCTCGTAACTGTTCGTCATTTGAGGGATGGAAAAAATCAAATCTCCAAGATGAGATTTCAAATTCAACTGCGGCATGTATTTTACAAACTCCCGGAGATTGTGTTTCCTATCAAGAATTTAATTATGATACAGGTGTTTTATCTCAATATGATTATGGAAAAAAAGTATTTAACCAATTCACTGAAGGAAATTATGCCGCTCCTAAAACTACGACAAAAATGTTTTGTGCCATTGATGAAGATAAAGCAAAAAAGAATCCAACTCTAGGGGTTTGTCCTGATGGTGGAGCTTTGTTAGCAGGTTCTTGTGATAGAAGTTGCGAAAATGTAAATATGGTTACTACTAAAACGCCAACAACTGAATTGGATTATAATTCACAAAATCTCTATACTTGTAAACCAAAAATTGATTGTGAAACCTTTGAAGAAGAAGCTTTAAGTGCGTGTGGGAGTTTAGAAAATATCGAAGCCTTAGAATGTAGTGAAAATTTAAATAGAGGTGCGTATCAATGTAAAGATGACGTTTTAACTCCTGCTCCAAATGCTCCAACTGATGAAATTTATGATAATGAGTTACCAACAGAAGAAGCACAAGTTGAAGAAACGGTTGATGAAGTAGGGTTAACAGAAGATGCAAAACAAGCCAAAAATGATAATTTAAAAGTTCGTAATAGATTAATGAATATTCATGAAGATATTAGAAAAGGTAATGAAGCTTTAAACGACCAATTAACAGTGAGTAATGACCACCAAAATTTTATAGAAGCCAATACCGAATTAACAGCTAAATCCACTGCAAAAATAGCGGGGGATTTAGATAAACAAAATGAAGATGCAGTTCTTACTAAAGATGCTTCCGACTTTACAGAAAGTGAAGTAAAAACTCAAAATGACAATATTCGCTCAAATTCTGAAGACTCTGCAAATGAAGTTTTAGAAACCATTGATTCTGCTATTGATTTGGTTCAAAATGGCTTTACTTTCACAGCACCTGCATCTACTACTTCAGGTATTAATTTTAATGTATTTAATAAAAATATTACCCTTAATCCATGTGCAAACCTTTCACAGTTTGCGTATATATTTTCTCTCTTAATAGAAATCATATTTTTAGCTCTATCCATAAAACTAATGTTCTTTGGTATAGCAATAATGAAAAAGGATTAGACATGCCTATATTAGCAATTATCTTTACTTGGTTGGTTGAAAAATTTGGTGCTAGTGCTGTTAAAACTGCAATTGTTGGAAGTGCTAAAGCTATTTCTTGGATTATGGTTATCTCTGTTTATGGCTTCGCAATTGCTGGAATTTTATCAGTCGTTCAGATCTTCCAAAACTTACTTAATAAAATTATGAGTCTAAATAATGCAGGTGGAGAAATAGCCAGTCAAATTAATTCTGTGTTTCATTGTGCGGGTATTTGGGCAGGAATTGAAACCGCTTTTCCTATTTTATTTACTGCCTTAATATTTGTGTTGGTTGTGTCTTTAAATAACATTGTTATGAGTGTAAAAAATAGAGTTGAAAATGATGTTAAAGATTTGGTAAACCTTTTTTAAAAGGATAAAAAATGATTGAAATATTAACGGGTGTTCCAGGTTCGGGAAAGACTTACAAAGCTATGTATGTTTTATTCTGTAACTTTGCGAAAGATAGAAAAATCATAAAAGATAAAAAATATATTGTTAAAGGTATTAAAAATGCCCTTACGAATATAAATGAAATTGATTTAACTAAGTTTGATAATGTGGATGCTTTGAATTGGGAAAAGTTCCATGCTGACATTACCTCAATGTATCTATCTCACAAAAAAAACAATTCAGATACCCAATTAAAAGAGCTTGCCAGTGATTTAAATTTATTACATACTTTGATTATTATTGATGAGTGTCACAATTATTTTGACTCTCAAGATAAAGTCTTGGTTTGGTGGCTATCCTATCATAGACATTTATATCAAGAGGTCTATTTGATTACTCAAAATCTATCTTTAGTAAATGCAAAATATAAAGCATTCTCTGAGTTTTTTTATAAAGCCATTCCTTCAAGTTTAAAACTTTTTAAGAGCATGAAATATAATCAATATACAAATCCTAGACTCTCACTTACTTCAAAATCTGCTGTGATTAAACTGCCCATAATAGATGAAGTATTTGAAACTTACTCAAGTGGTAAAAATCAAAATTCAAAATCAATCATAATTAAATTTATCGTCTTTGCTATATTCTTAATATTACTATTCATATCCGTATTTAAATTTGCCTTTGCCGTTGATACTGATTCTACATTAGAAGAAACCATTACAGAAGTTCCTGTTAAAGCTCCTACGGCTCCAAATAACCCATACCGCAAACCAACATTTAAAGAAGATGATTATGAAAAAAAAGAAAAGAAGAGTAAAAAGTTTTATATCAAAATTACTTGTTCCTCTAAATTACAAATTTGTAATTACAATTCAAAATCATTTACAAAAAAGCTCATAGATAATATGACTGCAATGTTTAATTATCAGGTGTTGGCTTATGCTGATATTCCCTTTACTGAGTACTCAAATTACTATTTAGAAGTAGACAGTAAGTTTTATTATATGTTCAATGAAGTTCCCAAAAAATCCAATAATAAGGTGGAGAAAAATGAAAAAGTTACTTTTAATAATGCTAATACTGATACACAACTTATTAGCGAATAACTTTATAGATATCACTTTAAAAGATTACATTCAAATAGTATCCAAACAACAAAACGTAACTATTATTATTGATGATAAGATTGATGAAAAATTCTCTTTAATGGTTTCTACCTCTATTAAAAGGAAAACCTATTGGGATATCTTAGAAACACTATTACGGGAAAAAGATTTAAAATTAATTTTAATTAAAAATCATTTTTATATTACCAGTTCACTGGATGATGAAAGTTATATTCACAAATACAAATTTAAATATATTCCTTATGATGATGTTAAAGATATTATGACTTTGTATCCATATAAATATAAATTCATTAAAAATTTGAAAACTGTATTTGTTGAAGCCACTGAAACACAATTTAAAAAAATGTTATCTGTTTTTAGAACCATTGATAAATTACCTCTACAGTTAAAACTAAAAATTACAATCTTAGATACTGATGTAGGAAAATTAAAAGAATATGGAATGGAAAACACTTTAAATATCAAACAGGGTGGGAATGAAAATTTCTTCTTTAATTTATTGGCTTTTCCATTTAGTGTTAATAACTCTTTGACTACTATTCAGCGAAATCAGTTTACCAGTTTTATTAAATACATGGATACCAATAACTATACAAAGATACTCTCTAGTCCAACTCTGACTATTTTTGATAATAAGGTCTCTGTGTTTGATATTGTCAAGAACATACCTTATCAAACGGGTAAGACTGTTAATAGTGATGATGTTAGTAAAACTACCACTGCAACTGAATATAAAGATATAGGTTTAAAATTAAAAATTGATCCCATGATAAATGATAATGATATTTTTTTAGATATCGACTTAGTATCTGAAAATATTCTAGATACTTCTGATACTCCAACTATTTCAAAAAGACATATTAATCAATTTGTAGCCTTGAAAAAGGGCCAAGTATTTATTTTAACGGGAATCAATCAAACTGAAACATTTACTAAAAATAATTCTACTCCAGTGCTTTCAGATATTCCAATATTAGGATGGTTGTTTAAGAGTGATTCGACAAATATTAAAACCAGTAATTTAACAATCATGTTAGAGGTTTTATAAGTATTAGGAAGGACTCCTTTTCTCTGTGAGCTTGTCGAACAGAGAAAAAGAAGCATTCCCTTGCTTACTTTTAAAAAAGTTACTACACCCAATAACGAAAGGTTATAAATGTACGGTATTACCAGTGAAGACAT